CCAACCCACTCAACGAATGTGGTGAAAGCTGTTTTAATTGTTTCCCACAAGTTTTGGAAGAATGATACAATGCTTGCCCAAAGATTTATAATCCAATCTACAACAGCAAGAAAGATTGATTTTACGCTATCCCAAAGGCTAACAAAGAATTCTTTAATCCTGCTCCAGATTGCTTTTATGTTTTCAACAACTTTCTGGAATAACTGCTTGCACCAGTTTCCAAACTTTTGGAAATATGCTTTTATTGTGTCCCAATGTTTAACTATTGCAACAATGCCAGCAATTAAAAGAGCTATACCCGCGATTACTGCCATTATAATCAACAGAATTGGGTTGACCGCACATATTATATTGAATGCTATCATTATCGCCTTTGCAATCGCCATAATCGCCGTAAATGCTTTTACAGCTCCAACAAATGCAAGAATAACGCCTACAAGCCCAGCAATAGTGGCGACAACAACTTTTATCGGTGTTGCTAAATTATCCCACCATTTCTTAATTTCTTCCAAGTGAGTAATAATCAAAACAAGTGCAACAACAATCGCACCTATAATTAAAGCTGTTGGATTTGATTTCATTAAGATAAACAAGTTCTTCAACATATCCGTGATATTCATTATTTTCTGAACAAGACGAATTGTTCCAAGAGCTGTTTTAATTCCTAAAATAACAGCAACAGCAATTTTTCCGAATTCAATAATTGTCTTTTTGTGTTTAGCTATAATTTCAAAAAGTTTTGACACCCAGCCCGTAACTTTATCAATAACTGGCACAATAACCATAAAGGCGTCAAGCATTGTTTTTCCAAGAACTTTTAATATGGAAATAATACTTCCAAACAGTTTTCGCAAGCCTTCAAATCCTTTTGTCTTTAATGCTACCTGCATAAAGGCAACATAAATATTCGCAAGGATTTTGGTAATTGCTCTAAATACTTTTGTTCCTGCTTCTATGATTGCGTCCTGATATGTTCGAATGTCTTCCAATATTCTGTTCATAAAACTTTTTACATCGCCCAGAATATTTTGTCCAATACCTTCTCTAATAGCGGCCGTGACAGATTGGAACTGTTTAATCAAACCTGGAAGGGTTTGACTTTGCTTTTTAAGCATACCGTGATATTTTCCGCCTTCGTCCGTTATGTGCTTTAAGGCTGAAGCGCATTGTTCATAGGTAACTCCAGCCTTTTCAATTTCAGCACGGCTCTTTCCTGTCATTTTGCTAACTTCGCCAACAACATCAAAACCTTGGCCTACAAACTGTTTCAAGTCCGTTGCATCAGCTTTTCCTTTTGCAAAAACTTGTCCCATATTTAATGACAGTGATTTGAATGCTTCGCCGTTTCCTTGTGCAATGTCTCCAAGTCGTGTCAGCGTGTCACTTGCTTGTTCAGCTTGCATTCCAAAGGTAACCATACCTTGGAGTCCGCCAATTGCACTTGCTGTCCCATAAAAATCTGAAACTGGAGAATAGTCTAAATCGTGGATTATTTTATTTGCTTTTTCTTGGTCACCAATCATTGTGCCAAGCGTTACTCTATATTGTTCTACTTCACCTGTAGTGTCTAAGATACTTTTGCCTAATGCGGTGATGCCTGCTGTTGCAACAGCACCACCTATCAATTTCATTAAGCCACCAACACTTCCTAAACCAGCACCCAGGGCACCAACACCACCTTTGACTTTTGCAATGCTCTGTTCATATCTTTTAAGATTAGCGTCATTTACATCAAATCCAAGTTTAGTTATTAGTTCCCTGACTACCATATTTATTTCCTCGTGCTGTTTTCAAGTTCCTGCAAATCGAGGGCCTGCGTTGCTATGTCATTACTTTGAAACATATCCAAAACAGCGTTCGCCTGCATAACTTGCTCGTATGTCCATTCATACATAACCTCATTGAGTGAAGTATGTGTTTCTTTCCAAATTCTAAAGATTGGAAACAGCATTTCCATTTCTTCATTTAATGTTCCTGTATTTCCAATCTTTTTTAATCTATCATTTACTTGCTGTCGCCCTTTTCTAATATAGAAGTTATTGACATTTTCTTGCCAATAAGGGGTGTTATTTTTCCGAAAAAATCCGGATAGTTCACCTCAAGAACGAATGCAAGAACTGGGTAAATGCTAAACAGCTCGCCCTGGAAAACAACATTTAATGAAGTTTCAAAGTCCTGAGCAAAGGCCACAGCGTGTTTTCCGCCTTCTTCATCAACCCAATTTACTATTACATTTTGCAACAGTCTTTTAATTAAAGCAATGAAAGAATTTTCGTCCAATGCTTCTGTCAGCTTTTCAATAACTTTGGAAATGCTGTTGCTGTTGATTTCGCTGTCCAAACCATCTACATTTCCAGCAAGCTCGCCCAAAGCAGGGCCAACAAGTTTTACCAAGTAAGCCTTTAAGCGTAAACCTTCAATCGCCATAAATGGTGTTACCTGATAACTTTTACCTTTAATTTCCTTTGTCTTTGTCCGTACCATTTTAATTACCATCCTTAATTAAAAAGTTAGCAACAGCATATATTTCAATGTTGTTGCTGTTTAGTTTTTTTTAGCCTAAAAGGTTTCCACCGTAGTTTCCACCAATCTCCTGTCCAGTGTGCAAAGTCCACTGGCGGTCTGTCACTTCTTTTGCAAATCCATAAGAAGGGTCTGTCTGTACCCAAGCCTGAGGCCAGAAATGAAGTGTTGTTCCGTTCAAGTCAGTAATGGAAAGCGGAAGCATTCCCATTCCTGTCAACTTGTCTGCGTTCATACAAGTTGAAAGATAATCATTACTTGCGGAACTCTGCTGAAGTGTGAGCTGGACTGTATGTGTGTTATCGTTGCTCTGTGAGCGTGTAACTTCACCGTCAGCACCAACTTTTTTGGTCCACATTTCAGCATTCGGGTCAATCTGTACAAATGTACCGTCTGCGAAGCCTGTAATAGGTACTCCGCCAAAAGTAATAATTACTTTTTTCGGGTCATAAGTGTTTACAAATCCCTGCATACTTTCCTCCTATTACAAAGTAATTGTTCCGTCAATTCTTGTTGAGTGAATAGCACCAGCAAGAACGCCAGTAAACTTAACATCTGGAAGGAATCTGTTTCCTTTGTCAGTGTTGCTAACATCTGCAACCGCAGGATATTCAACTTCGTAAGAAGCAAGAATATCATATTTAACAGCTTCATCCAGTGCCTGTTTCAAAGGTGCTACAATCATCTGAACACCTGCGTCAGTATACGGAACTTTGTCATTGTTAGCAAGCACTCCAAACACAAGGTTCTGAATTCTTGCTTTCAACCAGTCACAGCCGTGAATGACATCAATGTATTCCCCACCTGTCTTTCCGTCCTGGGTAATTGAAATACCGCTTGCTGAAAGATATGAGTTTACATTCTTGTTACGGCATTTTGTAACCTGAGCTCCGCTCAAGTCGTAAACTCCAAGCGACTGCAATGTCTTAAGAGCCCAAGTTGCTGAACCAGGCTGTTTAACAAGCATTTTTCCAAACCAGCAAGCTTCTGGAATTGGGTCTTTAGGGTTCAGTTCGTATGTTGTTACTGAGTAAACATACTTCTGACCTTCTACGAGTGTTGGAGTAACTCCTTCCGGAATTGTTGCTGGAGTTGTAAGTTCAGGGTCTGTGTAGAATGTTGTACCGTTTGAACTGTAAACAGTGTATTCAGTAACAACAGTATCATCACAGTCTGGGTGATACATAACAGCAACGCGGTCAATTCCTTGTGCTTTAATCCAAGCACCAATATCACCGCTTTCTTCGTTGATAACAGTTTTGTCGCCTGTTGCAAGGATACTAAGTTTTTCGTTACTCTGAATCCAAGTTGCTACCAACTGCTGGTCTGCCATTCTTCGTGTTGAAACTGAAACAGCATACCAATCGTGATTTTCTGCGAAAATTGCGTTTAATGCGTCTGTCCAGCTTTCCGAAGCCTTTTTCCAACCGACATAAATTGTCTTAATGTGCGGTGACTGTGAATACTGAGCCTGAGCTGAGCGGTACACATATCCTGTGGTAGGAAATCCTGCATCTGCAAGTTCAGAAAGACTACCATAGGAATGTACACGATGATTTTCATCAAAGGTGTCAGTAATGACTGAAGCATCAAAAGCATCTACAACAAGGTGTTCTGCGAATGACGCCATTGTGGGAGTTGATGTTTGTCTTGTAATAACTACTTCGACAATCTTATCAATCTGGTCCATTTTATTCCTCCTGAATTTCTATATTTACTGGGCTTGTTTTGCTTTCCATATCCGGCTTTTCAAGTCCATCGCTGGAAATGCTAACTCCACCAATATATTCATTTTCAACTTGTGTAATTCTGTTATATGTTACAACAAAATCACAAAAATAAAAAGTTTCTTCGTCCTCGGAAAGATTACTACTTCCTTCCGTTACTGTATCCATATTTTTAATTGTTACATTCTTTTTGGCAAGCACATTCACATATTTATCAAACTGCAAATAATCTCTTATTGTGTTTAGAAGTTCTTCAGTGCTTTCACCAAATCCTCGTAATGTGCAAATTCTTTCTACTGGCTGAACTGTTGTTTCAATGTATTTCTTTTCATTGTTGTTTCCAACAGTATCCATTCTAGGCTTAAAATATGGAATAGTGCCTAATGCTGTAATGCTACCATATCCAATGCTTAAAAATGGAGGAACGGGTCTAACACCGTTTTCTCCTTCAAAAATAAGAGGAACTTTGTCTTTGTTTATATCTTCCAAAATACCAAAAAAGAAGTCATACAGTATTTCGTCTATTTGTTCTCTTTCAGACATTTACTTCTCTCCTTCCTTTTTGCGGACACAAACTAATTCCCAATGAGGCAAAACAGCATTATTCCATTTTGACGCTGTTGTTACTTCATACAGCTTATTTTCCCATTTAATGCAATCACCAGCCACTTGTGTTTCTGGGTCTGCACTTGTAAATTCCATATCAATTGGAGCGTAACAAATATAGGTATCTTTGTTTCGTTTTCCTTCCGGCAAAGTTTCAAGAACCTTTCCGCTTGCAGGTTGCCAAGTACCATTAAAAGCTGTTTCAACACTTGTACCCGGAACCCATTTTCCTTTCACATACTGTCCTTCTCCGGTGGAAACTTTTAATAAAGAAACTGTTCTAAATAGACTCATATTCCACCTCGTAATTAACAGCATTTCTTAAAGCACCAGTATCAATCAAAGGCTGTGAACTGCCTTTTTGTTTTATTGTACTTGGTGCATTAGGCACAAAGTTTCCTCGTCTAATATAACTTTGTATTCCGCTTTTTGCAAACACTCCCAATTTATCCAACGCTGTTGACGCTGTAATTTGTCCGTCTGCTACTTGCGAATATAATCGTTCTATTGTGGATTTAATTTGTGCTTTATTTGAATCAGCCCAGCCTTTAATAAAAGGTCTTGGAGGAATTTTCCAGTTTCCTTTTTTTCCAGCTACACCGTTTTCGTTCCAAGTTGCGTATTCAACAATTGAAACTCCGTCAACTTCTCCGCTTCCACTTAAAATGCCAGCCTTGACAACATAGTTTTCAAACTTTTTAAGTTCGCTGAGTATTCTTTTTAATCCCATATCGTTGTCTTGAACTGATGCTGACACTGGAAACTCCTTTATTCAACAACAATTTTTCTTTTATTGTTGCTTTTGTTGTTAGAAGAAGTTTTCTTGTTTTCAACTTCTACAACATCTTCTATTTTAAGCAAACCATTGGAAAGAAGTTCGTTTGCATAACTATCTTTCAACAGCTTGTCTTTATCTTCTACGCTAATTTCAGAAATTCCGTTTTTAATAAGAATTCCTGCTATAAACTGTCCCTGAACTTTCAATTCTACTTTGCACATATTAGCAACCTCCGCAAACAACGCCAAAAGGACTTCTGTTTACATCCATTCGAAGTCCAGTTTTCATTAAATCCAACAGCATTCGTCCGTATTTTGTAGCTTTTAATTCGCTGTCTTTTCCATTTTGATTTACTGCAAAATTAAGGCTCAAACCGCCTTCGCTCATTCCGCTAACTGCTCCGGAACTTAATCCAGCAACACTACCTTCAATTCCACTCTGCCCACCGCAAACAGTAAACAAGTGGCAAGCCTTGTAGGCAACAGCATAATTATATTTTTTGCCAAAAAAACACCTATCCAAACTCTCCTCAGCCATTTGAACATAGCTGGATAGGGATGGACTATCTGCTAAAGGTTTACAAATAGTCTGAATTATTTGAATAGGTGTCATTTTCAACTCCTTAATTTGTTGAAGTAATAGCTTCAACAAGCTGTTTCTTATTCATTGCGTCAGCACCTGCAATTCCAAGTTCCTTTGCTTTTGCAATAAGGTCTGTTTTGTTCATTGCGTTGTAATCAATGCTGTCATCTACATCGCTTGTTTCAGCGTCTTCTTCGTCGTCAACATCGTCTTCTTCCTCTATAGCGTCTTCGTCAATGCTTTCATCTTTTTCCTCATCATATTCATCCAATGTCATAGGTGAAGCGTTTGGAGCTTCAGGAATATCAACATCAGGAATTTCCACACCAAGTTTTTCCAGTTTCCTTGTAATGTAAATTCGAACTTCTTCACGTGTTTCTTCCTTGTACCATTTCAACAATGTTTCAGGATTCATACACTCGTTCACATAATTCACAGCAATATTAACTGGCATCTGAACAAGGTCTTTTGCCTTGCGTCCGCCCGGTTTACCGCGTCCATCTGAAACTTTCTGGGCAAGGATTTTAATCTCACCTCTTTCAAGTTCGTCTGCAATGTTTGGACGCATACATTTCCATTCTTCTTCTGTCACTTCGTTTACACCTGGAAGCAACTGAACAAGAGTTTTTGTAAATGCAACTCCTTCAACTGGAGTAAGTGCAACCATCTTCAAGTGGTCTGTTTTTGGTGAATATCTTAATAGCATAATTTTCCATCCTTTATGTGTTTAAAATAAGCCCTTCTAATACAAGAAGGGCTGTTGTTTGTTACTGCAAATTAAATACCATCAGCGAATGCAAAAGCAAGTGGATAGTAAATAATTGTTCCAGCACATTCTGAGTGACAAGGAATTGTGAATTCCATTCCTTCCTGCTGAGCTTCAAACTGCTCGAAAGGCTGTGGAATTTCAAGTGTGATGTGGTCTTCATCAAACTTTCCAACTATTGCACGGTCAGCTCTAGAAGCTCCAACACCCTTCAATTCTGTAAGCCATTCAATACGCTTAATATGAGGATTGTTATCCAGGATATAGCGAATCAATGTCTTGTCAGTATTTGGAAGTCGTCTGTTTGCCAAATCGTTGTACTGTGACAAAGGAAGGAGCAAGGTGTCAGGAATTTCGCGTCCTGATGTTGGAACCATTACAGCGTCAACCATTGCGTTGATATCACGCAAAATCTTGTCAACATCTTTTGAAGCCCAAGTTTTAGAGCTTCCAGTTCCATCAGCCTGCAAAGTAATTTCAGAAATTCCAGCATAGTCAATAAGACCATTTGTGCCGTTTACTGGGTCACTCTTCAGTGCCATCTTGTTCATCATTTCGTCGTGTGCTCGGCGGGCTGTTGTTGCACGGCGTGTATCAAGGTTCTTTCCTGCTCTCTGTGAAGCACGAATTTCTGGAATTGAGTAACCGTAAGAGTCACCAATACCTTTTACCTTTACGCTTGCCTCTTCGCCAAATACATCAACGCGAGGGAAATCCTTTGCATAGTCAGCGATGATTTTTGCAAAGCCAACGCCACGATAACGGCGATATACAATTTCATTTGCTCCACTTCCAGCATCTGTTGAAATTGGAATAAGTGAAAGACCTTTAAGTTCTGCAAGTTTTGCGTCATAAGTTTTTGACTTAATTGAAACAAGCTCTCTGTCAAAGAAAGCACTTTCTTTATCGTCAAGACGCATTGGATTTGTTCCAGGCATTTCTATTTCCTCCTACCTTATTTTACGATATCAACAAGTGCCAAACCGCTTTCAGCACCTGATTTGAATGTTCCGACTTTTGTGTTACCGCTTGAAGAAGTTGTAAACTCTCCATCTTTTGTAACATAAGCATCAGCACCAACAGCAGGAGAAACACCTGTGGCAAGTTTAACCCAGATATAACCTGCTTCCATAACATTCACTGCTTCTTTTGCAATATAGCAACCGCGTGAATCTTTGAAAGAGTTCTGATGGAATACAGAAACTCCAGCGTAAACAGCATCTGAAGAAGCTGAAACTTTGCTTGATGTAACATCTGAACCATCATAGCTGAGTGTTACTTCAAGTTCGCTGTCGTCATCACTTACAAGGAACAACTTGTTAGCGTTTGCACCTGTTCCAACATTAACAGAAACATTTTCAACATCGCTTTCAATGTCTGCAACAATTCCAGCAACATCATCAGCGATTGTGCCTGTTGTAGTTGCTTCAATATTTACGCCATTGATAACAAGTACGATGTCCTTGCTTGCTGTTGTATAAGCAGAAAGGTCAACTGTTGCCTTGTTTGCGTGTTTACCATTCAAAAGAGCTGTTTTGTCTCCATTAAGGAAAACGCCCTTACCAAAATCAATTTCTTCCTTTGCAGGTGCAGAAACGATTGTCTTTGGATTCATACCGTACAGAAGACCAGCAAG